GCCGATAGCGGTGGCGTCGGGTCCGGCATTGGCGACCTTGAGGTTGTTGTCATCACCAATCCGTAGACGGTGCCACCTGCCGTCGCTTTCTTTGAATCCATGAGACAGGCTGATACTCTCACTGTCTGAGTTGGGAATGTAGTTGTCGGGCATTGGAAGAATTGAAAAATGAAATTAGCTTACCTGTTGAACACTTAATCGGCAAGGGAGTTCTTTTTTATGGTTCCCTTAAAGGTCACGAAATCCATGTCGACATATCCGCCGTATCCGTTTGTGAGGAGCTTCGGCACATAGACACCTCCATGTGACGGTGTTAGCGGGCGCACGCCAACATGCAGGTGCGGACCAGTCGAGAAGCCGGAATTGCCAGACCAGCCCAAGAGGTCGCCCATATTCACTTTTTTTGGCAGTCCGGGGCGCACACGGTCGAGGTGCCCGAGCACGATCTCCAGCGCCTTGGCGTGGCTCCTTAGCCGCACAAACAGCCCATAGCCCTTATCCCCTTGGTCGGTGACGGTCACTTCCGCGTCCATCGGGGCAAAGACGGGGGTGCCGATCGCGGCGCGGAAGTCGATGCCGTTATGCCCTTGAAGCCCGAACTGGCGGTAGATATGCGGGTTCTCGCCAAAACCTTGGGTAACGATGGGGCGACGGCGTTTCCATTCGCCATTCTCTTTGTATGGTTGATCTTCTAACGGGCAAATGATCATGCGAAGTAATAGAGCAAAGGTAGGGCGTTGTCGTGACCCTCTGCCACCGGCGAGAAAAAAGCCGAGATGGCGACGATGGCGAAGAGGGCGGACATAACGAGCAGGAAGAGAAGAAAGGTGTGCATAAGTTTCAGATTGCGAGAGAAAGAAAACCTCTCCGCTACGCACTTAGTCGAGTTTCATGCGCCCAGCTCATGCGGGCTTGGTCAAGGGCGGCTTGCGTCTCATAGGTCAGCTCCCGAAGAATGGCGGGTAGCTTCTCTTCGGCGACACCGTGCCGTTCCAAGACTTCCCGCGCGCTTTCCCGAATGGCGGTGTATTCGTGGGAGTTCATTTCTCCATCGAAAATTTGATTACGGCTAGCACTGCGAACGAGAACCCTAATGCGACGACACTACCGTAAGTGAGAACATTCTTGATCACCTGCCAAGTTTGATCAGAGCGGATGGCCTGTTCGTTGATCATCTTGATATCGCTAAAGAGCTTCGCGCTTCTGACCTCCTCTCTCTTCTCATGCTCTAGGAGATCAGCTTTTGTGAGCATTTGCGAAAAGATATTCGTGACGATACCAGCGAGGTTATCCGCCACCTTATTGTTGCTTTTTGCCAATTCGTGGATTGCTTCGATGAGTGCGCCCTCGTCATTCATATCATTCGGCAAAAACGGGAAATCTCACTCGATCGCTGCCGTGGCGCTGATGCGCCCGTAGACGGTACCGACGGCAGAGAGCAAGGCAACGATGCCCGTAGATACGATGCTCATATCCGCAGGATCGGCGGCAAAGCCCTGAAAGATGGTGGCAATGGCGGCGAGGATGCCGCCGATACCGGCCAATACGGTCTTACTGGCAAGCAGAGATTTCGTGTCTTCCATGATGAGGGGGTAAAAGAAGGAAGCCGCCGACGCCCGCCGTGTTATCGAGTGCGGCAGGCTCCGGCGGCTTGGTGTGAATGTTAAAAAAGCCAAGGAGACTTAGTTTTTGCAGAAGGCGGCGATCTTGACCCCGAAGATGGGGTTGGTGCCCCCGGTCACGAGCTTATACCGCCTCAGTCCGCCAAGAACGCCTTCCTCGAGCGTCTCGTTGCCCGTGTTGGTCTTCTGGGCGAAGGCAGTGGCGTCATCGATCCATGAGTCGCCCCCGTCAACTGAGCGCTGCGGGGTGACATCGAGCGTCGGGAGCGTGCCGGACTTGCTGGTCACGATCAGCGTCTCTTCGACCTGTGCGGCGTCGGCGACATCGAAAGCGGGCGTGTAGGTCGCGGCAACGCCCCCAGAGAGGGTTTCGCCGGAGATCGGGAGGTTGACCTCGTCACTGGTGGTCAATGTCTTGGCATTTCCCCCAGTCCCCGGCGTCGCAAAGTAGATGGTCACCACATTGCCGCTCGCCTCGCCCTTGAAGCCGGCGACCGTGTCGACGGCAGTAACGATGTCAGCGGCGGTCGTCTCATTGTCGTCGATAGCGTGGAAGTCCGTGCCCTCAGTCAGTGCCGTACCGTCGAGGGTGAGCACGAAGGCGTCTTTGCCGCCCGTGAGGGCAGAGCCTGACGCGGTGATCCCCGGGGCGTTGGTGGAGAAAGTGATGTCGTTCCCAGCCTCGCCCGGGGTCGCTGCGGTGATCGTGACGGTTCCGCTTGAGCGGGTCGCGTTGACGGCGGCAAGGGCGTGCACGGCGGTCTTGATCGCCTCGGCGGTGTCTGCCTCTGACGCCCCCTTGGTGATGTCGGTGCCGAATTTGAGGGTGTTCAAGCCCACGGTGATGGTGTGCCCGTCGACGCCGCCCGTGAGGGTAGCGCCCGAAATCGCCATCGTGCCGGTATTAGTCTCGCCCAAAGCGATGGTAATAGAATTGCCTGCCGATCCTGTTTCGGAAGCGATGATTGCGATATCTGTCCCGTTTTCAGATGCATTCACTCCGGTCACGGCTTCGACCAACGCCTCAAGTTCCGTGATGCTGGTGAATTCCCCGGCTCCGGGGTCAGCAGCGACCTTGGTGAAGGTCGTGCCGTTGACGATCACGGTGTCGGTGTCTGCCGGTGCGCCGTAGGTGATCGAGCCGGTTGCGGCGGTCTCTGAGTCGATGCCGTCGTTGTCGATGACCTCGAGAGTTCCAGAGGCGGCGGTGAGGTCGCCCGCTGCGAAGTCCTCAACGGTGACGGTCGCGAACGCCCGCTGGTCGATGGTGTCGGAATAATGGAAGTCGTTCATGGGGGTTTGGGGGTAAAATTACGCCTTAGCGGCTTTTTTAGCGGGAGCGGGGGCAAGAGCTTTTTGGATAGCTTCTTTTTCGGCGTCGGTCGCCTTTTCGATGAAGGTGAGAACCTCTTTCAGTCCGGGCAGGCGGTCGCCGTCGGTAGCGCGGAATAGCTCCCCATAATTAGAAAGACAATTCTGTTCGGCATAGTCGCGGTCGCAGACGATGCTTTCTCCGGCTTTCAGCGTGACCTTTTCGGCGGTCGCAGTCGGGCGGATCCGCTGCGGCTCTTTACTGATATTCGTGACGGTGATCTGTGCCATTGGGTTGGGGGATAAAAATTGCATGTTCCCTCCCGCCGAGGCGGGAGAGAAAGAGCAACCGTTATCAGACGGTGATGTTGATACCGTTGGCGACAAGGGTGTCGGTGATGCCTGCGTCTTGATTGATGACGGCAAAACCGAAGTAGAACCAGACTTCCATCTGGATGCCTTGGCGGCCATAGTCATACAGCTTGAATTGCAGGTCGCCGTTGCTTCCGTACTGGATAGCGGGCGTGTAGAGCAAGATCATGCCGCCCTTGGTGTTGCTGCTGGCGGTTGTCGACTGCTTCCCGTCTGCCTCGGTCAAGCCGAAGTCACGGTTTACGAAGATCGGCGCACCGTCAAAGGTCGTGACCTTGTTTCCATTAAAGACGGTCATCTCGCCGCGAGTAGCGGCATTGTTAAAGGTGTCGATACTCTTAAACTTATTGTAGGTCTGCATGTTCGTGATGAAGGTGCAGAGCGAGGGGTCGGCGAAATAATGCCCGAGCAGGTTCTCAAGCGTGCGCATATCCGCAAGCTCAAGCGTGCCAAGGTCGGGGTCGGCGTTGGGGGCAGTCGTGACGATAGCCTTTTTGCGCAGGCCGTCTGCGTTCAGGTAGTAGGTGCCTGCGGTCGGTGCGCCGTCGTCGGAGTTGACATTTCCGGTCGCTCCGGTTTCGGTGTCACCGTTAATGATAACTGCCTCTTTCGTGCGGCTGTAGCCCTTGGCGAGCTTGTCGGTGATCAGGCGATCAAAATTGCTCTGACCGGCGACATTGAAGCGGCGGAGGAAGTCAGTGATGTCGATGGTCGTGTAATACTGCTTCTGCGTGATCGTGACCTTGTCTGTGGCGATCTGGTTAGCGCCTTTTTCAAGACCGAACGCGCTGTCCGCGGTCTTTTCCGCACCGGCTTTAAAGAGCGGGTCTTCACCGATAATCGGCACCTCTTTCGACAATTCTAGGTCGTTGCCATGGTTGCCTGGCAAGACCTGCAAAAAGGTCTCGTATTTGGGGGCGAGGTCAACGATCTGATCGGAGAGAACAGCGGAAGGCACAAGCTCCGAACCGTAACCGGAACGGGTAGTGTGCATCGGGGTGTTCACTTCGATGCCGAATTTGTCCTTGAGGTAGCCAAGACCGCCGGTAACACCGCTTTGGGCGTTGCCGATAACGGCGGGGGCGGATGCCTGTTTGCCGTCTTTGAGGTCGGCAATGGCAGCTTCAAGAGCGGAAACCTTATCTTGGAGGGCTTCCTTGTCTTCGTCTTCCTTGGGGAGGTCAACGGCGATACCGTTCTCTTGGAGAATGGCAGCGGCTTTTTTGAGTTCTTCGTTCATGGGTAGGGGTGAAAAAATTAATCGCGCACCACTCCGAAGCCTTTCAGCATGTCGATGAGCGCACTGCTCTTGGCGGGCTTAGCCGCCTCGGCGAGCTGGTTGGTAACCTTGAGCGACTTATCAACAGGTGTGCTGTCGAGCTTCCGCTTTAATGCCCTGATCTCCTGCTCCTGCGTGGCCAACGCATTCGCGAATGAGACAAAGACATCTTTTGCCCACTGCGGGAAAGCGTCACCTTGCACCTCTGCCGCTTCGGGGGCTTCCTCCGGCGTCGTTGCAGCCTCGGGAGCCTCGCCTTCCGGATTCGCGCCGGGAGCGTCGTCAGGGGTATCGGTCTCCGCTTCGTCCTCAGCGGGGGCGGGGGTGGTGTCGGTGGTCTCCTCTCCGTTGCCCTCTGGGGGCGCTTCTGGGGTCGCTGGTGCGTCTCCTGCTTTCGGTGCGGGTGTTCCTGCCTCCGGAGCTGCAGGGGTCTCTACGGGGGTCTCCGCGGTCTGGTCGTCGAGTTTCATAAGCTCTTTGGTAAAGAAATGTTTCAGGCTGTTCTGCGAGGTGAGCGCCTTGGGGTTGCTGCCGATCGTCACGACTGAGGATTCGACCAGCTCCCACTTGGTGACGACGCGGGTGTAATTCTCCTCATCCCAAATATCCCAGCCCTTGGCGCGTGCTTCCTGCGGGGAAAGGCGCTGCCCGGTCTTATTGTCCTCTAAAACCCACTCGTGGCTGATTGCGCCCGTCGAAAGCATGCCAATATAGCCGTTTTTGATCTCGTGCTCGTATTTTTTAGCGGCTTGCGTCGAGAAATCGACAAAGTAGGTGATGTCGATGCCGTCATCGGCAGTCACAGCGATATTGAGCACATAGCCGACAGGCATCTCGCTGTCGTGCTGCAAAAGGACAATCGGTTTGTCCTTATAGTGGTCGAGCATCACGCCGAGATGGTCGTATTTGTAGCCGTTGCGGGAGCGCTCGCCCTTGGGGAAGTTCTGGCTGAGCTTGCCCCGGTAGACCTGCACATTGGGCGAATTGGGGAGCTTGACGCGGGTGCGGAAGGCGTCAGTCAGTTGCTCCGCTTCTTCCCGCTCGAGCGTGGTCACGGATTCGGAATGAAGAAAAAAACCGTTATCGTTGATGAACTGTTTGAGGTCTTTCTTGCTCGCTTTAGCCATGCGTTCGGGTTAGATGACCTAGCTTATAGTTTTTGTCTTTATGAGCGCAAGTATTTTTAAGCGCATACCGAAAAGCCCTCTAGCGCTAGTGCCGCGATGCGGCAGCACGGAATGGATCCGACTTTCGCTGCTAGAGGACTTGATGATTTAGCTTACTGGCTGCGAGAAATTCAAGCAAGCGAATTCGCCGAAGAGTTCTTTGGCTTTGGCATCGTAGGCACGAGCGGCGGCTTCTTCGGTGGCGAAATTCCCAAGCGTTATCTTTTTTCCGTTCAGTCGTATGTCAGCTCGCCACTTGTTCCACTCGGCTTTCGAAACGCCCTTGTATTGACTTGTTTTCTCCTTTATCTTCCTTCGATTCATCCCATTTTCGCTTGGCGTACAAAGACGCAGATTCTGTTTTCTATTATCTGCCCTGTCAAAATTGATGTGATCCACTACCTGGCCTTTTTGCGCATCAAGTACAATGCGATGCATCAGGATTTTCTTTCTGTCCAACTGTGCCATTGCATATCCATGGACCAACCCCCATGAATACTTTTGCAGTTTTTCGACATCTTCTAAATCAACGACTGCGAACGCCCCCCTTGTTAATTCGATCAAAGCACGATCGGCTTTTATGATAATTTCTTTTTCATAGGTGCTTTTGCGTATTTTCCCGCCCGCTGATGGGCTGCCATGGAACCAATTGCGTAAATAGTGCCGTCGGCACCACCCATAAGCTATTATTTTTGTATTCTCGCATCCGTCAATCTTGCATTTTCGCTCTGCTTTCTTCATTATTCCGTTGGTTAGATTAAGCAATAACCAACTTAACAAATCTTTTCGGAAACGGGAAGGTTTGTTTTGTTTAAACCTTTTTGAGAGGCGGGACTTGCCAGACAAGGCTGCACCGGCAATTGACATGGGCTGGCGGCGTGTCGTGCCCGCCGAAAGAGTAATTGAGCTCCCTCCAGCCAAGGGACTGGTAGCCGAGGCAGTCCGGGCATATCTCGCTGGCTGCCGTCACCCACTTCTTTTCCGGCTGCCGGTCGGGGAACTGGCTGGCGAAGTCTTCCATTGGAATCTTGCCGCCGACTTGATAGGCCGATCCTATCTCGAACACGGCAATGCGTTGCCCCCTCGCAGCGCTGAATATGCCTTCGTCACTTAAAGCGGCAATCTGCTTAGCGGTAGTGGTGTATGATTGCCCAGATTCCGCAGCAGCAACCAGTATTTTTTTGATTTCCTGCTTAGTTGTATGGGCAATATTTCCCTTGTAATCGCTCAACTTCAGCACATTCCGCGCCTTAATCCACTCCGTACTCATGGGTTCCGCGGTCTCAATTATCTTCTTGGCTTTTAGCCATTTTATGGCTTCCTTATTTTTCAAACTAAAACTTATGCCCGCTTGCCCCAGCTTTAATTGCCTGACCGTGCTTTTCCCGCCCTTCAACATCGATGCCCGCCAGTAGATGGCGAGGGTCTCAGCAATGGCGTCTTTTTCGGGAATGCGGGAAACGAGCAGATCGATTTCCTTTTCATCGGCCGGATCCACGGCGTTCTTTCGTCGCCCGAAAAAACTGAGGCTTTTTGCCTCCCTCAGCACGAAAGTCTGCTGCTTCTCGAAGTGCTTTTGCAGGCGCTTTTTAAGGCGCTTGGCTTGCTGCAGTCGCCACGGACCGTCCGCCTGGCGGGAGATGGCGCGGTTGAGCTCCAGCCTGCCGATGAGAGATGCAAGGCCAAGGTTCACAGTGCAATGGTGATGGTCTCTGTCTCACCGCCGCAGTAGAGGTCAAACTTCTTCGCGATTCCAACGGCCTTTTCCGTTGTCTGCCCGAGTTCCAAGGCGGCAAGGGCACAAAACATGCCGCTGCCGAGCGCCGCGAATTTCTCAATCTCCTCGACCGCCAGCCCGAAAGCGCAAAAAATGCGCTGTTCATACACCAAGATGCTGTGGTTCTGCACTCTAGCGCTGCTATCTTTTTTGCGCATCCAGTCGCCGAACTCTGCCAAAAAATCTAATATCCCGTCTGCATTCGCCGCCTTGGGCGTGTGGTTTTTGGTAAAGATTTTGAGCATGGCGATTTCGTCGCTCGTTCCGCAGCATCCCCAGACCATCCCGTTTTCTTGGAACAGTTTGGCTTTTTCACGGGCATCTTTACCATCTCCCCATGTGCGCTGCTGATCGGCGGAGATGGTGATTTCCTTAGCGGTTTTTTTGACGGCGACAACTGACATACAAAACGGAAAAAAGAAAACTCAGGCTTCTTGCAGTAATTTTAACAGATTTTCCTGCGCCTCCGGTGAGGCGGTATCCACCGGCTCGACACCCACATCCTCTAGGAGCCTGGCACTTCCTCCTGCATGCAGGATATAGGCATCGAAATTCGGGTTCTGCTCGTCCTCCGGCGTGATCTGCCGACCCACCTCCTGCTTGTATTGCCGAAGCGTCATCGTGCCGGTCTTGAATTCTTCCATCGCCAGCCGTTTGATGGCTGCGTCGTCGATGACTTGCGGCAGGAACTCGAAGGCGAATTGCTCGCCACCAAGGCGGGGTAAAAGCTCGCGGGTGATCGTCTCGGCAATCAGCTGCTCCCACGGCAAGATCGTGCCAGTATAGAACTTCTTCATGAGCTCCACGCCGTTATTGTTGTTGGTCGTCTCGGTGTAGCCCAAAAGGAATTTCGGCACGCCCAAGGCTGCGCACACCTTCTCGGTGTTGAAGCGGCGCATGTCGAGCATCTGGTACTTCGTGAAATCCCGCTCAAAAAGCTTGATGTCCTTGACATCGGGAAGCACTGCGGATTTGCCCGCGTTCTCGGGACCGGCGAACTGTTTGCGGATTTGCTCTATGGCGAACTCGATCTGCTCTTGCCCGGTCAAGTCGTCCCGCAGGATATAGACTGCCGACGGCGTGGCATTATTCTCCATCGCCTTTTTGTTCGTCATCGCGGCGAAGAGGTCGGCTTTGATGTCGGTGTCGACGCCAAAAAGTGGTGAGAAGCCGAGAAGCTCATTATTCGGGTCGGCATCGTAGCGGAGATGAATGATCTCAGCAGGGGTGAACACCGCCGAGTACATGCCCACGCGTTGGATGTACGCCCTGACCTCGCCATGCGGCGTAGCGACGAGCGACATGGTGCGGGGGTCGAGCGGCTTGATGCCGAGAATGCGGTTGCCGGTGGCGTTGCCGATCAGATACCAGAAGGCGTTGCCCGTCACGGCACCATCGCGCACCGTGCGTTCGCGCTTCTCGCGAAAGGAGCTGCCGTAGTTGAGCACTTGATTGAGTTCATCGGTCGCCCCCTCCGGTGCGTCGTCTTCCCCTTGCTTCAGGTGCCAGCCCGATAGCCCCACTGTCTGCCTGAGCTCGCGCACGCAGGCTTGAACATCCCCGTTCTTCTCATATGCGTCATAGAAGGCGGACATGTCCGGGCGCGGGGTGATCGAGGAGAACAGCCCGGACTTTTGCAGGACATAGGGCATGGCGGAAACCGCCCTGCTTTGTGATGCCGGTGCGTTCCGGCCGATGCGGATATTGGTGAAAGGAAGGGTGAAGGGCATGGGCGCGGGGTGATGAGATGATTAAGCTTATCGTTTTGCGTCGAAAAAGCGCAAGGCTAGAGAACAGCGACACCGTAGGATTGACGGGAAGGCTGAAGGTGAAAAATCATCTTCATCATCAGCGGGTCGGCAAGGTCTGACGAGCGCCCGATTGCGTCTTTGATTTCTTCTTTGGGCACGACATAGACCCGAGCCTCTTCCTTGTCCGGGTTCTTCTGCTTGATCTGGGAAAGCTCGTCAATCAGTTCCTGTTTAAGTGTCTCGTCGTCACATTCGACGCGAATCAGCCCCGCTTTCGCCAGCTCCGCGAACTTGAACCAGCACTGCGAGCGGAGATTTCCAAAATTGACGCGCCGGGTATCGTCATGCTTCGCCACTGGCGGTTGGATCGCTGCCGAGCCGTTCAGGAAGCCCTTACAGCCGGGGAGGCGGTCAACGACGCCGCCACCAATGCCGTCTTCGTCGATGGCGATATGGGAGCGCCTCACGCCTTCCTCTTGGCTAATCTGCTCGAACTTCGCCGCTGTTACCCCGGTATCCTGCTTCGTCCAGATGCGGTTTTTGCGGATGTAGGCCACTGAGCCTCGCCAAAGCACGGCGACGGTGCGGTCAGCACCGAAGCGGGCAATGTCGCCGATCAGGAACTTATCTTCTCCGGGCTCCACCGGATTGGTGAACAGGTCGTTGATGACATCGAAGCTCATCAGTGCCGCGCTGTCGTCGGCATAATCCCAGTTCCCGTCCCGCAAGCGCTCCCGTTGGGTGCGGTTCTGTATGTTGTCGAGGTTCTGCTTATAATTGCCGTCGAGATGGTCATTGTCGGAATGCAGCGCCCTGATGAACGCTCTGTCTGGCGGGAGTTTCCCCTCCTTCCACGGCTGGTAGAAGAAGCGATAAAGCCAGTTCTTTTTCGGGTTGCAGGTGATGAGGAGCTTGGGGAATAGCCCTAATTCCTTATTTAAGTGCCGCCCGATACGGGTTTTGAGGGTGTCATAAGCGTCAAAATGGATTTCCCCGCCCTCTTCGATGAAGCCGCCCGTGTATTCCGAAGAGCCGAAGCGCTCAAACATCGGGTCGCTCGGCTGAAACTTGAGGTCGAGGAAATCGATGCAGCTGCCGTTACCGAACTCTAAATAGTTCCGCTGAGCGTTAAAGCGGTAGTCGGTGAAGCCGTGATGCTTGCAGACCTTCCGGAAGGTGTCAGCTCTTCCCTACCGATAAACCAGCGGGTACCGGGATAGCGGATAGCCTGCATCATCAGCCATTCACAGGCGAGCCATGTTTTGCCGCCACCGGCACCACCACCAAAGACGATTTCGCGGGTGTGGTCATCGAACAGCCTCTTGTAAGCTTCATCCTGCTTCGGGAGGGGTCTCAAGTTGATCTCCACTCGCAGGGGCAAAATAATTGAATACTACTGGAGACGACACCTTCTCGCCGTCGCTCGTCACATCGAGCTTCTCGCCGTACTTTTTCGGGAACATGCGGGCAAGCGCCCACTTACGGGTATCAACACGGAGACGCGAGCGGGCGACGATCTCTCCGTTTGCCCTGTAACCGGGGTTCTCGGGGTCGTTCGTCTCGATGTAGTCGTTCTTGCCATCGTCGGCGATCTCCCAGTCGGTGAGCGCCTCGGGCATCGTGAACGGCGTCTGGTCGGCGAAGACCTGGAGCTGGTTGACCAGCCCGGCCGCCTTCTCGGCCGACCCCAGCATGACCTCGAACGAGATCCGGGCCTGCTCCGCTTCGGTGGCGAGACCGATCCCCTCCC